TCAATGACCGTTTGATAGAATACACCATAGACTTTGAGGATGCTTTTGACTACATAAACAACGTAAGGTAGATGCAAGAATTACAGCTATATATTGAAAGCGAAAGGCTTGACTTGTTTAAGGATGAGACAGTATCTCTTACACAGACCATTCAAAACATTAAGCAAATAGATAAGGTATTCACAGCCTTTACTAAGACATTCTCTGTACCTGCTAGTAAAACAAATAATAAGATATTCAAGCACTATTACAATTTTAATATTGTAGATGGTTATGATGCCCGAAAGAAAAAAGCAGGAAGAATTGAGCTAAACACTTTACCCTTTCAAACAGGTAGGATAAAGCTCGAAGGTGTTAGCCTAAAGAACAACCTTGTATACAGCTATAAGATTACATTCTTTGGAAATACGATTGAATTAAATGACATATTAGGAGAGGACAAACTAGGTTCACTAGCTTTTAGCAACTCTAAATATGACTTGACTTATAGTGCCGTAGGTGTGTTGGATAAGATGCAACAATCAACAGGTTCAGGAGCGCACATTATCACCCCTTTAATAACCCATACAGATAGGCTTTTCTTTCAATCAGGAGTAAACCAAAACGGCAGCGGAAACCTTTGGTATCACAGCTCTCAACATCAGGGTGTGTGGTGGAATCAATTAAAGTTCGCTTTAAGGCTGTATGAGATTATTCAAGAGATTGAATTAAAGTACACCGTTGCAAACGGCTATAATACTAATCTAGTTTTTTCAGAAGATTTTTTTAGCACAACAAACCCGACTTTTTATAACCTATATATGTGGTTACATAGAAAGAGCGGAGCGGTACAGCCTGACCAACAGATAGCGACATTTGAAAGCATAGTTAATAATTGGACAGCTAATGCTACTCAGATAATAGTAGACTATTCTACAATCACCATACCTGCTGCTTTAGTAACTGCACCCAATAAGATACTAAGCGCAACAATAAGCTGCGTACCCATAGGGGCAGATCTCGCAAAACCTTATTCTGTTGTACTCAGTTTAAATGGTAGCACAGTATTTACCTCAACACAGGCAGCAGGAACTCAAGATGTTTTCTTGCCTTTTGGTTTCTTGGTGGCTAATGGTGTTTACACGGTAAGTATTGTACATCCTCAGTCTTCAGGAACAATAACATTTACCTCTGTTGAATGGGAAATAGTAGGTCAAACAGGAACAGGTTTTTACACCGATAGAGCAACAAGAAACACATTTGTAGCTTCAGAATCATTTGACTTTCAAGTGCCTAATCAGATACCTGACGTGACTATTATGTCATTCCTTACGGGTCTGTTTAAGATGTTTAACCTAGTCGCTTATGTAAACGATTCAGGGACGATAGTAGTAAGGCCATTAGAAACAAGTACAGAGATTGATTCTAGTATAGCGAATGCTTTTAATAATCGTGTAGTGCAAGATGGTGGGACAGTTGAGTCTGTAAGCTGTTTAGATGCATCCTTAAGGGTTTTTGGGGGTTCAAATTATAGTTACTATACCTCGGCAGATGTTAACGGCTTAGATGCGCCCGTAGATTATAACATATCTGAATACGTTGACACAAGCGAAAGCGAGGTAAACATAGCTTTACCATACAAGGAAATCATCTACGCATACGAAGGCACAGGAACATATCTAGCCAAGCAGCATAATCAGCTATTCGGAACGTCTTGGGGTGCTTTAAAATACATAGGGGGCACAAATACTGACGGCACAGGTGGTTTAAACTACAACGCATCAAGTGAGATTTATAAAGTAATAGCTCCTTTTGAGCATATGAAATATGAACGATTGGTAAACGTCACTAATGGGCTACTGACTACAATTCAATGGGGGTGGAGTGTTAACGAAAACGAGCAGCCATATATTGGTAAGCCTCTAATTTTTTACGGCATAAAACAATCGGGTGGTTACAATATTAGTTATCGTTCAAGCACCAATGCAGCAAGTAGTGAAGATGCTTATTGGATACCTTCAAACGCTTTGTATCAGTCATCATCTGATGGCAAACAAAACATCCACTTTAATAATGAGCTAAACGAGTACGAAGTAAATTCTGACCAGTTTACAGAAACGCTTTTTAGTGTGTACCATAGCGAGTATATCATTGACGTGTTTAATCAAGCTAGAAGGCTGACACAGATAACATCTTATTTGCCTCTAAGGATTATATACAACTTTAAGTTGAATGACACCTTTACGATAAACACAAAAACATATAGAATCAACTCCATTACTACTGAGCTACAAAGCGGAAAGAGCAAAATGGAATTACTAAACAAGGTATGATAAAGAATATAATCGAGCTTTTAAAAGTGGTTGACGGTGAGACTGACAGAATACAGATAGCTCAAGGTAAATACAAGTTAGCAGAATCTTTTCGTGAAGGATTCAAACAAATAAAACAGCAGAAGAGATGGAAAAAATAGAAGTAGAATTTGAATTAAAATACAAGGATGCAATAAAGGACATCGAGAAGCTCCAAAAGGAACTTAAAGACGTTCAGAAATCTGTTGTAGAAGGTAATAAGGCTACTGAAAAGTCATTAGAATCTGTTGAGAAAAGTGCTGAAGGCAGCGCAAAGGGTGTAAAGAAAGTTGGTGTTTCTATTAAGAGCCTAGCAAAAGCTAGTGGTGTAATCTTCTTACTTGAAAAAGCGTTTGAGTTTGTTTCTTCTGCTATAAAGGAAAATCAACAGGTAATGACTGCGCTTAACACCGTCTTTGAGACAGCACAGATTATCTTTAATCAGATACTAGGTGTGTTTACTGATGTTTACAAATCTGTTTCTTCAGCTACTGAGAACTTCGATGCACTAGGAAAGGTTATGAGCGGTCTTTTGACAATCGCACTTACTCCTATTAAATTAAGTTTTAACGCTATTAAACTAGCCTTACAATCCGCACAGTTAGCTTGGGAGCAGTCCTTTTTTGGCGGCAAAGATCCTGAGACAATTAAAGCCCTACAAGAAGGCATAGCAGAAACAAAAGCGACAATAGGAGAAGTAGCTACTGAGGCAGTAGATGCAGGTAAAAGTATTGTCACAAATATAGGTGAGGCTGTTTCAGAGGTCGGAGCTATCGGTGGTCAGATAGTTGAAGGGCTTGGTAAGGTTAGTGTAAAAGCTGCTATGGAAACTGCTAAAGCTAATATGGAGCTAAAGAAAAATGCTGAAATAGCAGAAGCCCAAAGCCGAATATTAATAGAGCAGTATGACAGAGAAGCGGAAGCGTTAAGACAAGTTCGTGATGATACTAGGCTTAGTGTAAATGAAAGGATAACCGCAAATGATGAGTTAAAACTGGTGTTAGAAGACCAAGAAAAACAAATGACTGCTAATGCAAATGCTGTTTTGGCAGCCGCACAAGCTCAATTTGACTTGACAGGTAAAAATGAAGACTATGTAGCAGTTTTAAATGCTGAAGCTGAAGTAGCGGGTGTACTTGCAACGGCAACAGGTTTCTTATCTGAGCAAAGGGTGAACGAGGCAGGTTTACAGCAAGAGCTGATAGACTTAAATAACGCAGCATTAGAAAGCGCATCTTTACTTTCAATAGAAAAACAACGATTTAATGCGGAGCAGATTATAAATGATGTTGATAGATTAGAAGCGTTAAAAGCGGTGTTTGAATTAGAAAAAACACAAGAACAAGCTAGGCTTCAAAGTGTTGTAGATAACGCAAACGCAGAAACACAAATTAAGATAGATGCTCAGATAGCTTTAGACCAATTTATGGAAACTTCTAGGCAGCAAGAAGAGGCTAATAATACTGCACTAGCTCTAGCTGAAAAGCAACAAGATAAAGATGTAATGAACGCCAAGCTAGATTCTGCAAAACAAGGGTTTGCTTTAGTAAGTGAGTTAGCAGGAGAAGGAAGTAAAATAGGAAAAGCTATGGCAATAGGTCAAGCTACGATAAGCGGTTTTCAAGCGGTTCAAAATGCGTTTACAACGGCAAGTCTTAGCCCTGTTACAGCAGCATTTCCTGCCTATCCATTTATTCAAGCAGGATTAGCGGGTGCTTTTGCAGCGGTTAATATTAAAAAGATTGCAAGTACAAAGCCTGTCGGTAATAGTACACCACCAAGCAGCTCAGTAGGTGGCGCACCTGCAATACCGAGAGTTCCTGAGTTTAATACAGTAGGGGCAAGTGGTACAAACCAATTAGCGGATGCAATAGGAAGTCAAAGTAAGCAACCTATAAAAACCTATGTAGTAGCAAGTGATGTTACCACAGCGCAAACTCTTGAAAGAAACATTATTACAGGTGCAACAGTAGGTTAAATACAAAATTAAATTTTTAACACGTTATATTAATATGAGAATTGTAGAACTAATTTTAGACGAAGAGCAAGAAGAAAGTGGAATTGAGGCAATCTCGATAGTAGAAAGCCCTGCCATAGAATCTGATTTCGTAGCCCTAAGTGCTGAAGAGATTAAACTTGCAGAGGTAGATAAGGATAAGAAAATCCTGTTAGGTGCTCTGTTGATCCCCAATAAGCCAATATACAGAAACGGTGAAGAGGGTGAGTATTACATTTTCTTTTCAAAAGATACCATAGTTAAGGCATCACAGATGTACTTAAAAAACGGGTATCAGAATAACTCAACCCTAGAACACGATCAAGCACTAAACGGATTAACCTTAGTTGAAAGTTGGATTGTTGAGGATGAGGTAATGGATAAGTCTAGGAAGTATGGACTTAATGTACCTGTCGGAACTTGGATGGGTGCTGTAAAAGTTAATAATGACGAAATATGGCAGGAGTATGTCAAAACAAATAAGGTCAAAGGCTTTTCGATTGAAGGTTATTTTGCTGACAAAATGGGTGAGCCTAAAAAAGATGACAAAGAAGATTTATCAGAAGATGATAAGCTACTTAATGAAATAGTAAACATTTTAAACTCAGAAGATGCGTAAAACTAACAGCAAGTTTATACCTAGCAGGACATCTCCTAAAGGCAGCGGAAGAGCTTGTTTATGTTGGGATAGCAATACCTATTCTATATCGTGTTGTGATGGTTCTATGAGGGCGCAGGGCATAGGCGTTATTACTAGAACAGAATGAAAATATAAAATTGAACTATTAACCCGTTATATAATTATATGAAATCAACCGAAATGTTAAATCAAATTAAAACACTTCTAAATATCGAGGTCAAACTTGAAGATATGAAGTTGGAAAACGGTACTGTGATTACAGCCGAATCCTTTGAAAAAGGTAAGGAAGTGTTCATCGTTACAGATGATGAAAAAGTAGCAATGCCAGTAGGTGAATATATCCTTGAGGATAGTCGCTTAATGGTTGTATCTGAAGAAGGTATGATTGCTGACGTCAGAGAAGTAGCTGATGAAGTTCCTGCTAAAGAAACTAAAGAAGGCGAAGAGATTACCTCTGACCTTGAAGAAGAAGCCCCTAAAGAATCGAAAGAGGAAATGGGCTATGCTACAAAAGAAGAATTGTCTTCTGCTGTTGAAGAGATGAAGTCTATGATTGATGAAATCAAAGCTATGATGTCTCCTAAAGAAGAGATGGCTGAAGAAGGTGAAGGTGTTCTAAAAACAAGAACAGTAAAAGAGGAGTTTTCAGAAGCTGCTGCTGCACCTATTAAGCACAATCCTGAAGCTGTAAGCTCTCAAAAAACCAAAGTAGAATTTGGCAAAGGAAAGTTCACAAGCACCTTAGACAGAGTATTAAATAAACTAAATAAATAAACAAAAGAATATGAGTAATTCAAGAAACGTAGCACTAGCTACTACAACTAACATCACTACAACTTACGCAGGTGAGTTTGCAGGTGAGTACATCGCAGCGGCTTTACTTTCTGCATCTACTATTGATGATGGTGGTTTGACTGTTAAGGCTAACATCGCATTTAAAGAAGTAATCAAGAAACTTGCAACGGGTAACTTAGTAAGCCCTGCATCTTGTGATTTTACACCTAACAGTTCTGTAACACTTACAGAGCGTATCATTCAGCCTGTTGAGCTGCAAGTCAACCTACAATTATGTAAGTACGACTTTGTAAACGATTGGGAAGCTCAGTCAATGGGTTATGGTTTAGGTCAATCTTTACCCCCGAAATTCTCTGACTTTATGTTGGCTCACGTAGCTGCTGAAGTAGCTCAAAATACTGAGTTCTGTATTTGGCAGGGAGACACAGCCGCAGCAGCAAACAACTCTTTTGATGGTTTTGAAAAACTAATTGCAGCTTCAGCACTAGCAGGTGATATTCCTGCAGGTCAGCAAGTAACAGCAGGTACATTATCTGTGGATAACATTGTAACTGAAATGTCTAAGGTTGTGGATGCTATTCCTGCAGCACTTTACGGGAAAGAAGATTTATTCATCTACGTTGGTTCAGCAGCAGCTAAGTATTACGTTCAAGCTCTTGGTGGTTTTGGCGCAAATGGTTTAGGTGCAAACGGAGTTAACGCTCAAGGGACACAATGGTGGAACAACGGTTCACTTACTGTAAACGGAGTGAAACTATTTGTTTGTCCAGGGATGTCAGCTAACAAAATGTACGCTGCTCAACGTTCTAACTTGTATTTCGGTACTGGGTTACTAAACGACACCAACGCGGTGAAGGTTTTAGATATGCAAGATTTGGATGCGAGTAACAACGTGAGAATGGTAATGCGTTTCACAAGTGCTGTTCAATTCGGAATCGCTTCTGACTTGGTTGAGTACGCATAATTAATTAATAATCATCAGAAAGGGGTGGGTGGTATTAATCCGCTCACCCCTTTTTTTTTTTAAACTAAAAACATAAAATTATGGCTTGTGCATTAACATCGGGACGGAGTGTCCCTTGTAAGTCCGCCTTTGGTGGCATTAAAGAAGTATTATTTGCTGACTTTGGAGCAGTTGCTAGTATTACAATTGCCGCTGCAACAGGAGAGGCTACTATTGTTCCTAACGGAACGC